TAATGATATAAATTTGATTCCTTTTGGTAATAAAAAGAATGGTTTTGATGCATGGCCTGATCTTCCAAAAATAAATACTGGTTACAATACTTTTGAATTTACTAAACATCCAACTAAAAATCAAGCTATGATGTCTATTATTAGAGAGTTTAGGAATTTTATGGTTGCTGCCGCAGAAATGATCAAAGATGGTGCAGTGCCCGTGATAAAAGCCTTTAAACATTTTATCACATCATTATCGTATAAAGAGGAAAATAGGTCTTGTATTGATGATGGAACACTCGAGCCTGAGGCCGTAGCTGATTATGATAATAAAGGAAGAATTTTTGCATTGCATAAAGATTCGTTTTGGGGACGGCCCCTTGGTATGAGAAAAATTGAAAGAACATATTATGAAGATGCAAATTCGATTTATCCCGGTTCTAGAAATTTTTCGGTACACAATGAAATAGGAACATCATGGATTAAAGGTGGTGCGAAAATGAAATATGATGCACTTTGGGGTGAATTAGGTGATGAATATGAGGAACAGTATCGGCCGTTGGATCCAACATATAGATCTTATAAATTGAAGAAGGAGGGGACACAAAAATTCTTTGAAGGAGATATTAAAGGTTTAGATACCTCAATTGGAGCTATGCAATTAGTATATTATCAGATGTTTGCAATGCAATGGGTACAGCGGGATGACAAAGATCCGTTTTATTTATTGTTTCAATGTATTCTTGAGGGTCTTGCTGAGATGTTGGCGGGGAAAACTGTGAGATGGTTGGAAGATTTTATGTTAATTTTGGGTTTTATGCCTTCTGGGAGTTTAGAAACGTCTCATGGCAATTCGTGGATAATGATAAATTTTTATTGGCTGGCTTATATATTCCATACTATGGCAACTGTTGATATAGATACGAGGAAATTGATATGGATGCTAATGATAGCAAGAAGGATAGTTGCTCTCTTCTTTGGAGATGATTTTATAGCATCTTGTCCTCGGAATCTTGATATTATTAGTATTGAAGGCTTTGCAGAATTTATATGGAAATTTTATGGCGTGGATATGAAACGCAAAGCTACATATAGTAGTTTAATATCTTATTTTATTGTTGCCAATTCTACTGTTGTGAGGACAATTTATCAAGGCCCTGCATATTTAAAAAGACAATTTGTGTTGTCAACCAATTTTTGCCTTGATAAAATGTTTCCAGAAATATCCCCTATAGTCCCATGGAGACCAATTGCACAATACAAATGGAGGATGAGTGTCCCTAAAGACAGAGGTTGTCAGGTGTTCAGGAATTTAAGTAGGTTGATAGGTCTTGCTTATGATACGTTAGGAATTGAACCTTTGGCTTTTGCTATGATAGAATTTAAATATAATTTGGAATACAATTTTTCCTGTAGTGTTTATGGCAAGGTTATGATAGATCGAATGATACCAGAACTTATGAAGGAGGATCAGAAATATTTGCTTAAAATTGGAATGCAAGGCATTCCTGAAAGATTTCCTTCATATTATGAAGTTTTGTGTTTAAATCATCTTGATGTGGAGTACCACAGACCAAAGCATAAAGAGACTCGTACTTGGCAAGAGAGTGTGTTAGAGGTAGAATTATATTAGTTTAGGTTTGTTGATTTTCCCGCTAAGTGCCCGTAGTTAGCGGAGTGTCCGGACAAAAAAAAAAAAAAAAAAAA